CGACTTCGCTTTTCATGTCACCGTCTTCTCTAGCCTTAGCTAACTTAGCTACGGCAGCTTCCATACCAGATTTAATTCTACTTTCTTTTTCAGATACAAATCCTGTATCTAGTTTTGCAAGTTTTGAACTTAACCTTTCTTTCTCTGCTAAAACACTTTTTGCATAAATAGTTGCAGCTTCTTCACGTCTTTCTGCTTCACGCATTTTTTTAGTTAGTTTAGCAATTCTTCTTTTTACTCCGTCAGAGTATTCTTCTAATTCTTTCTTTTGGTCTTTACTTTCTGTTTTTTCATCTTGAACATCAGTCGGCTCATCAGATTTCGCATTTGCGTCATTGGCGCTACCACCGTCTTCAAGTTTTGTTTCACGTTCGTTTTCATATGATATATCCGTTCCATGGTCTTTCTTTTTTTCGTAGGTTTGTTTGTCGTCTTGTACAACTTCACCTCCAACAAGAGTTTCTTTAGTTTCATCTAATTCTACTTCTGCACCTGGACCAGATGTATCGATGTCAACGGGTTTGTCTACGTTTTGCATAGCATCCTCCTATGTTAATATTGATGAAGAATATCTTCGGGTTTATCGATGGTTGCTAAAACTTCATCATCATTTAGCAATCTTACTTCCCCGCCATCGATCTGAATTCTAGATCCAGCATATCTGGCAAAAATTACCCAATCGCCTTTTTTACACCAAGGCCCTTCAGGAAATTTTTCTTTGTCATAACAATGTGGTCCCATCTCTAAAACTAAACCACATGTAGATGCAACTTGTTGTCTTTCTAAAGTGTCAGCTCCTAGATAAAGACCACCTTTAGTTTTTTCCGGCATCTTAAAAGGTAAAACTAAAAGTCTCCAACCCGTAGGTTGAGGTAATTTTTCTGACTCTTTTGATTTTAAACGCTCGTAACCATCAACCTCTTTTTGATGTTCATCTTCGTTTTGTTTTTTGTATTTTTCTGCCAAAGCATTTTTATGCTTTGGGACTTCTTTCGTCTCTGATGTCGACGACTTTTCCATTTCCATCTTTAGCTCCTTTGTTTAGCAGGTTGGATATTTCCCCTGAAATAGTTTGGTAAGCGTGTGCTTGTCCTAACATATACTTATATTTTTCCATATTGTCAACGCCTCCAGCAATCATGGCGTCTCCTATCCTTTGATAAGACTCTTTTAAATTTTTTTGTATTTTAGTTATTAAAGTTAACTCATCCATTTTTTCTTCCTCTTCTAATAGACTCTTTGCCTTTTTTAAAAATTGCAGCGACTTTGTTTTTACCCATAACTTTGGCGCGCTGTTCACCAACAGTTAAAATTTGTATTTTTCTAGCAAATGGTTTTGAAATTTTTTTTACTTTAGCTACAGTTTTTCTAGCATCCGTAGGTGTTGCAAATTTTATACCCACAGTATCTTTAGGATTTTCGTCGGTATATAATCTTCTGCCAGAACCTTTAGGCTTTTTTCCGGTTCCTTTTTTTGGATCCGCCATGTAATACTCCTTTCAAAGTCTTCGCTTGTGCAGCATGTGTTTTAGACGCTTTCTGCAAACCTTTCATTACTTTTTTTATTTTTAATTTAGCTTTTTTCATTTAACATTTCCATCTTCTACGAGCTTGTCTTAGTCTTGAATTAGGATCTCTTGCAGCTTTAGGAAATTTTTTCATTTGCCCTGCACTTCTTGCGCAGTACGACTTTCGTCTTTTAGCGGCAGCGGACCCTTTTTTAACTTTACCAGTTACAGCTGTTTTTAATTTAGAACCAGGGTTTGCTGCTCTATAAGCCTTTACTCCGGCTTGAGTCATACCCGCACCTTTTTCAGTTGGTCTAAAATTTTTTTTATTTCTTTTAGGCATTACGTCACCGCCTCTTTTAAAACCTTTAAGCAGGCTTCCGTAATATTTTTTATAACTTTGATTTTCTCCAGGACCACCTTTTATAAAACTACCTGTATATTTAGTGTTAGGCATTTTCATATTATTCCTCCAATTGCTTTTCTGTCTCGTTTAGAGAAAGTTGCAACGTTAGTTGGTTTAGGTCCTGTATTACCCGCAGCTCTTTTTCGTTTGACAGCACTCGCCCTTTGCGAGTCGCTCATCCGTGTGGCTTTTGCAAGTGGGACGCACTTCGGGTACTTTCGTTTCGCATCTGCTTTTTGTTTTGAACGGCCACATTTTGAAAATGAACCATCCTTTTTCTTGGAACCAATGTCTACCCATTTTTGATCGAACCATGTTTTTAAACCAGCCATCTTATGTATACATTTTTGTTTCTTTTGCTCTGTTAGGCATAATCGCCCCACAACCTCTAGCAACAGATCCTTTTTTTAAACCTTGTCTTCTAAGTCTTGCAGTTGCTTCTGCAACTCCACCGCCTGCTTTGTAAATTCTACCGCCGTCTTTTTTTCCAGCAGGTTTAGGTCCTTTAAAATCTTTTCTCTTGACTCCAGATGGATCTTTAATTTTACCTGCACAAATTTTACTAGCGTATGCATTCGCGTATGCAGACGGGTAAACTTTAAATTTTCTTTTCGCTGCCGACTTACCTCTAGGACAAAGTTTAGTCATTATCTTTTCCTCGCTGTTTGTTTTGCACGTTTAAAGTCAGATGCTTTGGGTGCACCTTTTGCACCCTTCTTTCGCATCTTACCTCCACGCTTTCTTTTAGCATGAATGTTTGCATAAAGACCTGGGCCAGCCATTACTTAGCTCTCCCACCTTTTCTCATAAAGCCCATTTTATTTCGGACTTGTTTAGGAAGTTTTTTTAAGCCTTTGCCTTTTTTACCTGCCGGTATTTTTTTTAAGTTTTTTTTCATTACTTATTTATCTTTCCAGATTTTTTAGCTTTACTTCCGAATCTTCCATAAGAATCATCTCTTGAAGCTTTTAATTGCTTCTTAGTTCTTTTTTTTCTAATTCTCATAGCAATAGACTCATCTTTTCTAGCTTTGTAACCTTGTTTTTTCTTACCGACTTTACCACCTTTTTTCATCATTGCTCCACCTCTCATACCCATGTCAGGTGTGTAATATCCAGATGCTTCGTCTTTTCTTGCAGTGCCAGAAATCATATTTCCACCACCTCTTTTCATTGCTCTTCCGCCTACCTTCATAGGTACACGTGAGTTAGTTGTTTGTTTATTAAATCTTCTATTAGCCATTATTTTTTTCCTCCATTTTTAAAGATTTGTGTTCCCTTTATACCAAAAATACTTCCGACGACGAGGATCCAAAGGGTACTGAACCAAGTCGGGAGTGCTGCGAAATGCTCGAAGAAAGTTTTTACTTTATCGAGCGCACCCGGATCGTCCGAGAAGACTCCCCAAGCGAGCACAATTATGGGCGCGCTTAATATTACAAGAACGAACTCGTCCTTGTAGTCATTTTGACGTGCCTCTAACAACTTGCCTTGGTAAGCTTCCTCGCCACGAGCTTGTCGTTCTGCGTGCAACAGTTGAGCATCGGACATCGCAACTTTTGCCCTTTGCTTGTTAGCATAAATCTTGCTACCAGCAGAGACAGCTAGTTTAATTGCTGACAACCACATAGCTTAGTACCAAGTTGCTTTTTTACTTTTAGATTTTAACATTCTTCTAGTGCCTCTAACTTCAACTTCATCTCCAACTCCTATTTTATTAAAGACTCTGTCTTGGTTAGTAAGCATAGTAGATCTTGGATCTATTTCAGTTCTAATTTCTGGAGTTGCAATCTCAACACCACCAGTTTCATTAGAAGAAGCAACAGTTCCTTTTCTACCGTAAGAAAGTTTATTTTTTAAGTCTGCCATAATTTTCTCCTTAAGCTGTTATATTTATTTTTTTCTAAAATTTCTACCAAAATCGTGAATTTTACTTTGGTTAGCCATTTCTTGTTTAGCAAGAGATGTAGCTGCTCTCAATTCTGCAAGTTCTTCGTTCTGTTCAAGCTTTTCATCCTTGTTTTGTTGGTTCATCATTGCCTTCATTCGGTCAAGGTTAAGTTTTTCTTGCGCCTGCTCTGCTTTTACAAAGTCATCTTTAGCTCTGATGTCCAATTCTCTTGCTTTTAACTTAGCAATCGGGTCATTTCCGTACTCACCCATTAATTCTTGCTCTTCTTTTGCAAAATCTTCAAACATTTCAGCAATTAAAACTGCTTTTCTAGACTCAATTTGCATATTTATCGACATCATCTGTTGTTGCACTTGAGGATCTTGCGCCATTGCTGGATTTGCTTGCATCTGTTGCTGCATTTGTTGCAACATTAAGATTTGATCTTTAAATTCTACCTCAACTTGCTCTAATGCCATTAAAGAAATGTGTTCAAAAATATTTTTTTGCATTGAAGCGGTCACCATTGGATTATTTCTAGCCATTGATGAAGACATAAAATTTAAATGAGCTGTTATATGAGCTCTATGGTCTTGACCTTTAAAAGCTTGGAAAGGTTTTCCTGCTAAAGCTTGAATTGCTTCAACACTCGGGTCCATTGGTTGTGGTCTAGGAACAGGTTTTAAAATCATATCAATATTTTTTACACCCAATGCTTCGTACATTGCACGATACGCGTTGTACATATTATGCATCGCAGGATTTGATTGTGCTAATTGTAATTCTGCTTGAGCAATTGATATTCTTTGTGTTTGTGAAAATATATTTGGATCTGCTACTGGTAAGATATCTACTCTGTCGTCAAAATCTTTTTGCATAATCATCTTTTGACCCCCTACCACGTCATAAGGATACTCCTGCGGAAGGTATAGTTTAAATACTCGAGCAAGCATTTTAAATTCCTGCTTAAGACTCACATAAATTCTTTTGTGAATCGCAGACATTGTTCTGCTTCCTCGTTCCAACAAAGCCACGGTCGTGCCCACTGCTGCTTGTTGATTCCCATCTCCTACTTGTAGGTCAGCTATAGACGCGAAACGCTGTCCAGCTGATACAACGACCCCCATAAGTTGTAACAAAGTTTGTGAAGGCTCTTTAAACGGAAGAGTCATAAAGGCATCTTTAATATTTCCACCTGGAGCATCCACATCTCTAAATTCACCTGGAGTTATAGATTGCGCGTCATCTCTAATTCTGATGCCGCGCATCTTAAATCCTGCTGGCAAATTGGAGAGGGTACCAGCATCTAGTAATGATCTTAAAGCTGCGGTTGCAGTTCTTGATAGACCACCGATCATATGTATTAAACCGAAACCATAAAAACCTAAACCGGGTAAAAATTTAAAATGAACAAAGTAAGAAATTTTCTTTTTCTTTGGATCATTAATTTCATAGTTTCTTCTGATAGATAAAACTTCACGTGATGCTTCTTCGATTGTTACAATGTAAGGTAATTTAATTCCTGTAGGTTGACCATCTTGTCCTCGGTCCTCGAACCCTTCTAAATCTAAATCGACATGAAATTCTAAAATATTATAAATATCTTCATCTTTTGTTTTTGTAATTCCTTCTAGCTCTCGTTCTTTTCTCTCTAAATCAGATTCAGTCTCTGCAGGAGATCCAAGATCTACATCTCTGTAGAAACCATTTACTTGTTGTTTTCTTAAATCATTCTCTTTGGTTTTAATTACATGGATCACGGCTGTTGCATCTTCTAAAGATGTTGCAGAGTATGGCACTACCAAATCTTCTGCAGGTACAAATTTAGAAACTGCCCTGCCTAAAAGATCGTCGTAGTAGACTTTCTTAAAGGCAGATCCAGCGAGAGGGAGGTAAAATAACAATTGATCAAATTCAGGTTCATACTCTTTCATCTGATCCATCAACTGCCAATTCATATAATCTTTTACTCTAGTTGATTGCATTTCTTTTTCAGGAGATGGTGCACCCATGATTTGAGTTCTTATGGGTCCATCTGCTGGCAATAATTCTTTGTAAGCTAACGCTTGAAATTGTGTGACTGCTTCAGCGAGCACTGGGTGTGTTGCACCTGCTGCACCTGAAAACGGTTCTGTTCTATCTTCATATTTAAATCCTAAAAGATCTAAACCTGTTATGTAAGTATGCTCCCATTCTTTACGAGACTCTTTGTAGTCCATATAATTTTGATTTAATTCTGAACCTAAAGGACCTAGTATTTCCTCTGGTAATAACTCTGCTAAATTGTCAAAGTGGTTTTCACTTTGAGCTTGATTAAATGCTCCAGGTTCAAAATTAATTTCTACGCCGCCATCTTCTGTTGGAGTAATTTCTGTTTCACCAGCGTCTGGGATTGACTGATTAATTTCTTCTTGAACCTCGACTTGTTCCTCGGGCCCTGCTATTTCAACCGTTTTTCTTATTTCGGTTAATGCTTTGTCTATTTCTGCCATTTATTTTCTCCAATTGACTAGGTTTATATTGTTTTGATTCATTAATCAAGGGCTCAGGACCACTGACCGGGGGTATCTGATCCCATTTTACATTAGGCATGTTTTTAGTTAATGTGGGATTTTTCTTATATTTACTAGGATGTTTAAAAACAAATGTCATTACCAATAAAATTTCTTTTTTCGTTTAGGTTGGTCTTCTTCTCGGTAGTCTTCGGGATGATCTATAAATCCACCTTGTCTATATCTTAGCAGAGCTTGAGTCGTTGAGTCAACTAAATCGTCATGATCACCATATGGAAATGCTGCACATTCTTCAACAAGTTCTTGTGCGAACTCTTGATCTAAAGGAGCCCACACTTGTCCTGACTCAAACAAAGGTGAAACTGCATTTACTCTTGCAATTTTATCTTGACCTTTACTGGGTGTAAAATTCATTGCTGGAATTCCCATGTTACGTAGTTCGTACATTAACGGAAGTCCAGATGCTTTAGCTTCGATAATGACTGTTTCAGGATTCCAATATTTATATTGTTCTAATGCAACACGACGTAATTCAGGAAACTCTAAACGTTCTTTAAAAGAATCTAATAATATAATTTGCCGAGGTGAATCTTCATTGGGACGAAAAACTCCCCAAGTTGTAATCGCACTATAGTCTGCAGTTTCTTTTTTAAGATAAGCTGTATCATAACTTTGAATGGTGTGTTCAATAACAGGCATATGTTCGGACTCCCAATTTTTCCACCACTCACGTTTAATGAGAGCTCCTTCTTCTGAAGTTGGGTTTTGCATGTATTGTGCATTCCATTTTGCAACACCTGCGGATGCTTTAACAGATTCAAGATCCTCGAGCTTCCAATATTCAGGCCAGACCGGTTCTCCACTTGGAAGGATTGCAGGGAACTCTACAACTTCCCATTGATCGGCGTTTTCATTTGATTGCGCGTTTAATAATTTTTGTGTTAAATCTTTTGTGCTCCATCGAGTCATAACTAAAACAATACGACCTCCTGGCTGAAGCCTTTGCCGTGGTCCACTAGTATACCACTCATATGCATTATCAAATGCCGAAGTTGAGTTTACATCTTGCTCTGAGTGTGGGTCATCTATACCC